CATTGTAGTCGATAAACTATCTATACCATATCTAGTTGGTATGACTCTTGATTATAAAAAAGAAGGTCTTAACGAAGTATTTAAATTTATTAATCCAAAAGAGCAAGCATCATGTGGTTGCGGTGTGTCTATTAATTTTGATTTAGATAAAGTGAAAGCTGATGAATCGAAGATAATGGCTATAGAGATTAGATAAATATATACATGAGTGCACTATCTAAACAGCCTGATAATCTTAATTTTTTATCACCTCTTAAGTTTACGTTTCTGGTTAATAAATTACCCAATGTAAACTTTTTTGTTCAATCTGTTTTATTACCTGCTGTTAACTTAGGTAATATAGATGTACCAACACCATTTGTTAAGATACCTGTATACGGTGATCATATTGACTTTACTGAATTTCAGATAGGTTTTAGAGTTGATGAACAAATGCAATCTTATTTAGAATTATTTAATTGGATTAAAGCTTTAGGTTTTCCAGAAAATTTTGGTGAGTTTGCAGCATTAGCCGAACAAGATAGAAGAAGAAATCCAGTCGGTGGTGATGAATTAGTTTCAGATGGTGCTTTAATAATACATAATTCAAATGCTAACCCTAATGTAAAGGTCAATTTTAAAGGTCTTTACCCATCAACATTATCAGAACTAGCTTTTGATTTTAGAGCTAGTGATATATCTTATATAGAATGTGTTGCATCATTTAGATATGAGCAATTTAATATAGAAATAATATAGTTGACTTCTATTCTAGAAGTTCATATAATATAACAGTATGACTTTAGATGAATTATTTGACCTGTGGACTAAAGATTGTGAAATAGATAGAACTGAGCTTGGTCAAGAAGCTTTAAAAATATCTAAACTACATTCCAAGTACTTTAAATTATATTCAACAGAACGTCTTACTTTAAGAAAATTAGAACAAGATCTTAAAGTATTGAAACGTCAATCGTATGAGTATTTTAATGGTACGTTAGATCACGATGAAATGTTAGAACTAGGATGGGATCCAAACCCGTTAAAAATCCTACGTGCTGATGTTCCTAGTTATGTCGATTCGTCTAAAGATATAATTGATCTAACTTTAAAGATTGCTTATCAGCAAGAAAAAGTAGATTTCGTTGAAAATTGTGTACGATCAATTAATGCTAGAGGGTATAATCTTAAAGCAGCTATTGATTGGGAAAAATTTAAGGTGGGAATGTAATGCCGTATATAGATAAAACACCTATAAGTAGTGTTAAAGAAGCATTAGAATTATGGAGAGGTGTTATGGATGATCCTAACATCGATGGTTATAATGGCTTCGGATGTAAGAAAAAGATATACCAAACATTATGGGCAGCTCAAAAAGCGTTAGAAGGCTCAACAGTATATCATGGTGAGGAAGAATGGATTCAAGAACAAAATCCCTTTTTAAAACTGGAAGCTGGCGATTTATCGCAACAGTAACAACAGGGATAATAGGTTACTACGTAACCGGCTCGTTTGAACTAGCAACAGCAATTATGTCAATAGATTTTTTTGCTAAATTAGTTCTATATTATATGCATGAAAGAGCATGGACAAAGTATGAATAAAAAAGCAGTTATAATAGGATATGGATTTGTAGGTAAAGCTACAGAAAAATATCTTAAAAAATTTAACGATATAGATTTATGGATACACGATCCAGATCTTGGTATGATTGCATCTACAGAAAAAGAATATGATTTCTGTTTTATATGTGTACCAACCAATTTAATTCAAAATAGAGAACTAGATATAGACATTGTGTTGGATGTTTATAATGAGTTTAAAGGTGAACAAATTATTAGATCAACAATCGGTCCAGATCAAATTGGTTTATTTCATGATGATGTTGTATTATGGCCAGAATTTTTAAGAGAAGTTACATGGGAAGATCAATTAACTCAACCAGAAGTAGATAATGTAATAGGTGATAATAGTGGATCATCATTTACTGAATGGTTAGCCAATCATACATTTGGTAATATTGAGATAGTAACTCAAAAAGAGGCATCGATGTTTAAGATGTCACGTAATGCTTTTCTAGCTATGAAAGTAACGTTTGCAAATTTATTAAATATAAAATGCAATGCTTATAATATTGATTATAATAATGTAAAAGCTTTGCTAAAATATAATATTGATCCTACTACACATTTAGATACACCAGGACCAGATGGTAAAGCTGGATTTGGTGGTAAATGTTTACCTAAAGATACTACACATTTTATGAATCTATTTGGTGTTGATAAGATATTTGAAAGCATTTTAGATTTTAATAATAAAATAAGAAAATGATAATAGGTTTTACCTGCTCAGCATTTGATTTATTACATGCAGGTCATGTAACAATGTTACGTGAAGCAAAAAGTCAATGTGATTATTTAATATGTGGTTTACAAGTTGACCCTTCTCTAGATAGAAAAGAAAAAAATAGACCTATACAAACGATAGTAGAAAGATACACTCAATTACAAGCTATTAGTTACGTAGATGAAATAATACCTTATGTAACTGAAAATGATTTATTAGATATTATTTCTATGTTACCTATTGATGTGAGAATTTTAGGTGATGAATATCGTAATAAAGAATTTACTGGTAAAGAAATCTGCCAAAAAAGAGGAATTAAATTATACTTTAATAATAGAGATCATAATTTCTCAACATCAAACTTAAGAAAGAGAGTTAATGACAGAGAAAATTTACGTTGAAAAATATGATGAAGTTTATAACAAATTATTCTGCGATGCAGGTATAGGTTTCGAGCTTCAAGATTATTTTACCTTCACCGTTCCAGGTGCAAGGTTTATGCCTCAAGTTAGAAATAAATTTTGGGACGGTAAAATACGTCTCTATAATCCTGCCACTTGTCTTCTATATGGTGGCTTATTACCCTACATTAGAAAATTTGCTTATGATAGAGATTATGAGGTAGATGTTGATACAGAGTTATTAGATAGCTCCTATTCAGTTAATGAAGCTCAAGATTATTGTAAAAGTGTTACAACATTAGAGCCGAGAGACTATCAAGTAGAAGCATTTGCTCATGCAATGCGTACTAAAAGATGTTTACTTTTATCTCCTACCGCGTCTGGTAAATCGTTAATCATTTATATGCTAGCTAAAAAAATGATTGATGAGGGTAAAAAAATATTAGTTATAGTACCCACCACCTCATTAGTATACCAAATGCAATCTGATTTTAAATCATATGGTTACGAACACCCAGTTAGAGTTATAGATGGTACGCAAGATAAATCATGGCGTAATGATATACCAGAAGATATAGTTGTATCAACCTGGCAATCAATTTATAAAATGCCTAAGCCATGGTTCAATCAGTTTAAATGTGTAATGGGAGATGAAGCTCATAATTTTAAATCTAAGTCATTAACATCTATTATGACAAAGCTAGAAAATTGCCCTAATAGATATGGCTTTACTGGTACGTTAGATGGTACACAAACACATAAATTAGTATTAGAAGGTTTATTTGGAGCTGTAAAAAAAGTAACAACATCAAAAGAGTTAATGGAAGAAGGTACATTAGCAGATCTGCAAATAAAATGTATAACATTAACCTACCCAGAACATATTTGTAAAGATGTAGTTAAATATAATTATCAAGATGAATTAGATTATATTATATCTTCTCAGCAAAGAGCAAAATTTATTCATAATTTAATTGTATCACTTAAAGGTAATACTTTAGTTCTTTACCAATTAGTGGAACGCCACGGTAAAATATTATATAATAACCTAGTAAGTGATCAAAAAATAGCAAAAGATAGACAACTATTTTTTGTATCAGGGGAAGTAAATGCATCAGTACGTGAAGATATACGTAAGATTGTAGAAAATGAAAAAGATGCTGTTATAGTAGCATCATATGGTACGTTCTCAACAGGTATAAATATACGTAACTTAAATAATATTGTATTTGCTTCACCGTCTAAATCAAAGATAAGAGTATTACAATCAATAGGTAGAGGGTTAAGAATTTCTGATAAAAAAGATCAATGTACTTTATTTGATATATCAGATGATCTTTCCTATAAATCAAAAAAGAATTACACCCTACAACATTTTGCTGAACGGGTAAAATATTACAATGATGAAAAATTCGATTATAAAATTTTCCAGGTTAAATTAGATGTTTAGTTTTTTAAAATTAATAGATGGTGTATCGATTGTAGGTTATGTTATAGATGAAACTGATGAATGTATTTTTATTGAAAATGCAGTTGAAATGGGAGATAGAAGAAAAGATATAATCGAAAGACATTATTTTTTTAGAGGTATGTATTGCCCTTTTTCAAACGATTTCCCTATATTAACTCAAATTTATAAAGATCATGTTATTTCATATCATGAAAATTTAGATGACTATTTAGAAACTCAATATAAAAAGTTTGTCAATACTTGGCACACTGCAAAACATAAAACACCAGAACTTCAACCAACAAGTGAAGTTACTAATGAAGAATTAGAAACACTTCGAGCAATGCTTGAATTTCAAGGACTGGCTAATAACGAGATACATTAATGGGAAAACATTACGTAGATAATAAACAATTATATCAAGTACTACTCGATTATAAATTTGCAAGAGTTAAAGCCGAAAAGAAAGGATTAAAAAGAGGGGATAAAAAATACCCCCCTATACCCAACTATGTTGGTGAATGCTTATTGCAAATTGCAAATAGACTATCATATAAACCTAACTTTGTAAACTATATGTTTAGAGAAGAAATGGTTGGTGATGGTATAGAGAATTGCATTCAATATGTAAATAATTTTGATCCAGAAAAATCAAATAACCCTTTTGCATATTTTACACAAATAATTTATTATGCGTTTTTAAGACGTATTGAACGAGAAAAAAGACAGCTTTATGTCAAACACAAAACGTTAGAAAATCATCTTGTTATGGATGAATTAACTACTCATCATAATGATGCATCTGAAACAAGTACATTAGCTGTTAATCTTCACACTGATTATATGAAAGAATTTGTAACTAACTTTGAAGATAAGATGGATAAACGTAAACAAAAACGTGAAGAGAAAAAAAATGAAAAAAATCTAACTAGGTTTATAGATGACGAAAAATAAAATCGCATTAGTAACTGATCAACATTTCGGTGCAAGAAACGATAATCAAAAGGTAGCTGACTTTCAAGAAAAGTTTTATAAAGATATATTCTTTCCATATCTTGATGAGCATGGAATAGATACAGTAGTTGATTTAGGTGATACTTTTGATAGAAGAAAGTTTATTAACTTTTATTCTTTAGATAGAGCAAAGAAAATGTTCTTTACTCCTCTACAGGAAAGAAATATTAACCTACATGTATTAGTAGGTAATCATGATTCATTTTATAAAAATACTTTAGAGATTAATTCTATAAATCTATTAGCTGAGCAGTACTCTAATATAACCACTTACCAAGAACCTCAAGAATGGAATAGTATATTAATGGTACCTTGGATATGTGATGATAATCAAGAAGAAGTATTTAAAATGGTAGAAGAAACTAAATGTCAAATTATGTTTGGTCATTTAGAGTTAGCTGGGTATCAAATGTATAAAGGTCAAGCTATCTATCATGGTATGAAAGATGATTGGTTGAAAAAATTCGATGTTGTTTGTACTGGTCATTATCATACTAAATCTACAACAGGTAATGTTAACTACTTAGGCTGCCCATATGAAATGACCTGGGCAGATGCAGATGATCAGAAAGGGTTTCATATATTTGATTTAGATAAAAGAGAGTTAGAGTTTATACATAACCCTCATACTATGTTTAAAAAGATATGGTATAATGATGAAAATACAGTTGTTACTGATATTATAGAACAAGATCTAACTCAATACCAAAATTGCTTTATAAAAGTTATTGTAAAAAATAAAACAAACCCTTATTGGTTTGATATGTTTATTGAGCGTTTAGAAAAACAAAACCCAACACACCTACAAATAGTAGAAGATCATCTTAATCTAGATTTAGAAGATGAAGATGAAATTATAGCTGAAGCAGAAGATACAATGTCAATATTAAGAAAATATATCAATGCTTTAGATACTGTTGCTGATAAAAATGAGGTTGAAAAAATAGTAAGAGAGTTATACTCTGAGGCATTGTCAATAAATTGATAAAATTTAAAACGTTAAAATGGAAAAACTTTCTATCTACCGGTAACGTCTATACCGAATTAGAATTAGATAGAAACCCTTCAACACTTGTTATAGGCGATAACGGTGCTGGTAAATCTACATTTCTTGATGTATTATCTTTTGCGTTATATGGTAAACCATTTCGTAAAGTAAATAAGAATCAGTTAATTAATTCTATTAATAAAAAAGATCTAAGAACTGAAGTGGTGTTTCATGTTGGTAAACACATCTATAAAATTATTAGAGGAGCTAAACCTAATATATTTGAAATATGGCAAAACGGTAAACTAATTAATCAAGACGCTAATGCTAGAGACTATCAAGATTATCTAGAAAAGAATATACTTAAGTTAACACATAAAGCTTTTAGTCAAGTTGTTGTATTAGGATCAACTTCATTTGTTCCATTTATGCAACTTAATTCTATTCATAGAAGAGAAGTAATAGAAGATCTTTTAGACCTTCAAATATTCTCTGTAATGAATACATTACTAAAAGAAAGAGTTAATAAGAATGAAAAAGAGCTACAAGAGATAGAATTTAATGTTAGAACATTAGAAGAAAAGATTAAATTAACAGAAGAGCACATAGAGAGCTTAGATGCTGATAACCAAACTAAGATACGTAATAACTTATATAAGGTTGAAGAAAATAACAAGGAGATAGAAGCTCTCAACAGCAGAGTAACTGTTCTTAACAGTGATATTGATAATCTCAATAAAGGTATTAACGATCAAGATACAGTTAAAAATAGATATGAAAAATTAAAAGAGTTGAGAGTTAAACTTAATTCAAAAATATTAGACTTAAAAAATCAATTATCTTTTTATCAAGAAAACGAATCTTGTCCTACATGCAATCAAGAAATAGATACACAATTTAAAGAAGATATTGTTTGTTCTCATAATAATAAATTATCTGAAATAAATGATGGTATCGAAAAGATGCAACAAGAGTTGAAAGATGCTGAAGATAGAATAGAAGCTATTATGGAAGATCAGCAAAAGATTATCTCTTTACAAAATGATATAAAAGAAATGCAATGGAAAGAATCTACATTGCAAGATCAATGTAAGAGCTTATTATTAGAAAATAGTGAGTTAACTGATAGTAAAGGTTCAAAAGCTAAAAAATTAGAACAGTTAGATAAGTTTATTAGTCAAAAAGAAAAAGTATTATTATCTAAAGTTAAAAAAATAAATGATAGAAATATTTTATCTGTTATATCTATCATGTTAAAAGATTCAGGGATTAAAACTAAAATAATTAAGCAATATGTCCCTATAATGAATAAATTAATTAATAAGTACTTAGCAGCTATGGACTTCTTTGTACAATTTGAACTAGATGAATCGTTTAATGAAACGATAAGATCTAGATTTAGAGATGATTTCTCATATGCATCTTTTAGTGAAGGTGAAAAAATGAGAATAGACCTCTCTTTATTATTTACTTGGCGTTCAATTGCTAAGATTAGAAATAGTGCTTCTACTAATTTATTAATTATGGATGAAGTGTTTGACTCATCTTTAGACTCATCTGGTACAGATGAATTTTTAAAGTTACTAAATGAGTTGACTTCTGACACAAATGTGTTTATAATAAGTCATAAGGGTGACACTCTTATAGATAAATTCAAACACGTATTAAAATTTGAGAAAGTGAAATCTTTCTCAAGGTTAGCTGAATGAGTGATATAATATTATTAGGTGATAAAAATGATATGCTTAGGGATAGAATGCCTGAGTTTGATTTTAATAATCCTATTATTGATCCTGTAGAACTTAGCCACAGATTAATTAATGCTATGAAAGACGGTCATGGTATAGGATTAGCAGCTAACCAAATAGGTGTACCAACTAGATGCTTTGCTATGTACTCAGAACCACCTATGGTTTGCTTTAACCCTGTTATAACCTACTCTGGTGATGAATTGGTAGCTCTTGAAGAAGGTTGCTTATCTTATCCTAACGTCTTTATCAAAGTAAAAAGACCAAAATTTATTAGGGTAAGATTTAGAGACCCCTATGGTAACCCTGTAGTGAAAAAGTTTGATGGAATGGCTGCAAGAGTCTTTCAACATGAACTTGATCATCTAGATGGTGTTGAATATTTTAAGCGTGCTCACCCTGTTCATCGTGAACGTTTTCAAAGAAAATGGAAAAAAGTTAGTAGATTAATTAAAAATGCAGCCAACAAGAAGGTTCAGGCAGCTAAATAAAAGTCAGATGTGCCCTTCCACATCGTAAATAAAACTAGGAGCTAAAATGTCAAAAAAGTATCTCTATTCTGAGATTTTCGATTCAATACAGGGAGAAGGACAGTACACGGGAGTGCCGACTGCGTGGCTAAGATTCTTTCTTTGTAACTTACAATGTAATGGGTTTGGTCAAGACGATCCAACTAACCCTGATACATATGATTTACCATATGAAAAAATAGATATAACAAATATATCTACTATGGAAGAACTACCTGTATGGGAAAAAGGATGTGATAGTTCATATTCATGGTCTAAGAAATTTAAAAAATTGCAACACATTGGCACACCAGAAGAAATTGCTGATAAAGTAAAAGATGCATTTACTAATGAATGGAATCTTGGTCAATGGTTTAATCGTCATATGTGCTTTACTGGTGGCGAACCTCTTATGAAACATGGTCAAGAATGTTCAGTTGCTATAATGCAAAGATGGATAGATGAAAGAAACTATCCTAGAAGTGTTACTTATGAAACAAATGGTACTCAGGAGCTAACTGATGACTTTATACGATTCTGGCAAGAATATAGAGACGTTTGGGGCAGTGAATTATTTTATTCTGTTAGTCCTAAATTATGGTCGGTAGCTGGAGAGAAAGCAAAAAGGGCTATAAAACCTGAAATTGTTGCAACCTATCAGCAATGTTCAAATAAAGGTCAGCTTAAATTTGTCGTAAATGGAACGAAAGAATGTTGGGACGAACTAGAAGAGGTTATTGAGCAATTTAGATTCCATGGTGTTAATTGGCCTGTATGGATAATGCCAGTAGGTGCAACAGTTGAAGGTCAAAAACTGGTTGATGCAGATGTAGCAACAGAAGCATTTAAAAGAGGCTTCAATGTTAGTGCTAGAGTTCATACCTATCTTTGGGGGAATGTAATTGGAGTATAACTTACAAACATTGCTTACTAGCGATGAAATTGATTACCTTAATACTGTATACGACAAATGTAAAAAAGAAAAAGTAAAAAGGTTCTACAATCTATTCTACTTAATAAAAGCATCATGCATAGATGATAATAGAGATGAACAGTATAAAGCTTTAATTAATAAATTAGAAGATGCTGTTGGTTTAAAAATATACGGTGATTATTTTTTAGAATATGTAGAAGGCTCTTTTACTAAAACTCATGCTGATAATGAGCAAGATGTAGGTAAAACTGTTATCACTTTAATTAATAAGAGTGATGATTTAATAGGTGGTGAATCAATAGGGTTTGAACCACACTATAAAACAAACGATGTGGAGTTTGATATAAACTGGTATAGTAAATCTGATGGTGACTATAATAATGGTGAAGATATAATACCAGTAGTAATGAGACAAGAAGTTGGAGAAAGTTTAATATACCCTCATAGTTTTATTCATGGAGTATCAAGAGTTGAAAAAGGCTTTCGAAGAGTTTTTGTAACATGGTTTAATAATGGCAAATAAAGATTACACATATAACGATTTCGAAAAAGGTATAGATAAAATCTATAATAATATAATGGCTGTTGGAAACCCTTTCAACAGAATAATAGGATTAACTAGAGGTGGTTTAATACCAGCAGTGGTATTATCTCATAAATTAGAAATACCTCTAACACCATTGCAATGGTCTAATTCTGAAGACGGAGAAAAAGAATTTGTTGAATGGATCACCGATGATCTTAATCAGGGTCAAAAAATGTTAATAGTAGATGACATCGTTGATTCAGGCAAAACAATATCAGGCTTATTGGAGTCATGGGGCGATTTTCCAAAAGAAAATGTTTCTATTGCTTCACTAATATATAATACCGATCAAGAAGTGTTGGTTGATTTTTTCGACACTTGTATAGAACGGTCAAAGGAAAAGAGTTGGTTTAACTTTTGGTGGGAGGCTCTATAATGGAAATTTATTTACTAACTTTATTAATGACTAAACATTTAATTGCAGATTATATGCTGCAAACAAAAGAAATGATAGCTGAAAAAAAGCTTTATGGGTATGCTGGTGGTATAGTTCATGCATTTTGTCATACATTAGGAACTTATATAATATTAACCTTTTTTCTTAGCCCTATTGGTGCTATAATATTATCAATATTAGATGGTGTAATACATTATCATATCGATTGGGTTAAAAGTAATGTTTGGGCAGATTATAATTTTAATAAAGGGGATTATATGTTTTGGTTTGTGCACGGAATAGACCAATTCTTACATTTTTTAACATACGTGCTAATTGTAATAATAGGAGTATAAATGTATTTAAGTACAAAAACATACGGGCATGAGACTGGATTATCTTGTGCTTTTAGACAACCAAAAGCTACTCATAGTCATTGTAGTTTAATTCATGGATATGCATTATCATTTTCGTTTAAATTTGGTGCTAGTGAATTAGATGATAAAAATTGGGCTGTTGATTTTGGTGATTTAGGTGAACTTAAACAATGGTTAAAAGATAATTTTGATCATAAAACTGCAGTTGATAAAATCGACCCTGAATTAGAAACATTTAGACAATTAGATGAATTAGGATTAATTGACCTTGTAATCATGGATGGTGTTGGCTGTGAAAAGTTTGCATATCATGCATGGAAAGCAGCTGAAGAATTAATTGTAGAAAAAACTAATGGAAGATGCTGGTGTATATCCTGTGAAGTAAAAGAGCATGGAGCTAATTCAGCCATTTATGTGAGGGAAGCAGATGACAGTTGAAAACGGTAATAAAATATTATATAATAGTAGTATGAAAGCAAGACCTGTACATGAAATTTATTGGAACTTAATTAAAGAAAAAAACTTACGTGCTTGGTCTAATGATAATATATCTGAAATACTTACTGATTCAGGTAGACAAGATTTAATTGATGAAGTCGCAGAAGCATTTGAAGAGGTTCTTCATAGACTTTTGATTGACTGGAAATCTGATCCTAACGCTCAAGAAACACCTAAACGTCTAGCTAAGATGTATGTTAATGAGATAATGAGAGGTAGATATCATAATAGACCAGCAGTAACTGCATTCCCTAATACTGGTGATGATGCTTATACAGGTATGTTAGTAGTAAGATCTGAAATAAGATCTATATGTTCTCATCATCATCAACCTGTTAATGGTGTAGCTTATATTGGAATTATACCTAATGGTAAAGTTATAGGTTTATCTAAGTATACTAGAATAGCTCAATGGGTAGCTAGAAGAGGTACATTGCAAGAAGAATTATGTAATGCTATCAGTAAAGAGATTTCAGAAGCTACTGGTAGTCCAGATGTAGCAGTTTATGTTCAAGCAACCCATGGCTGTTGTGAAAATAGAGGTATTATGGCTCATTCATCATTAACTCAAACAACAGTTTTAAAAGGAAGATTTAACGATGCAGATGTTAAAAAAGAATTCTTTGATGACATTGCATTACAACAACAATTTGCAGGAGGCAAACTATGAGCGTAGAAGTTACAGATTTAAGAGACGGTGATCTAAGAGATGATCTTCTCAATGTTAGTAAACAGCATTTTCAAGCAATGATTTCAAGACATGTAATGAATGCTGAAGTGCTACTACAAAAACAAGTAGGTGTTGCAGAGCATGCTGATGTTATGGAAACTTTGGAAAAAGAATTTGAAAAAGTAGCACATTATAAAGACTTACTTGAGGTTGTAGAAAAATACTTTGATTAAATCAGTTAATTATCTAGAATTTAGAAATTTTATTGACACTTTAGATGGTGTTGATAGAGAAGAAGCATTAGAAAACATTGCATACTTTATAAACTTTATTGGTGATGCTGGCACTCAAGGTTATACTGGTAATGTATTCATTTATGAAAACAGTGGGTGGTTATTATCAAGACCTATACTTGAAGGTAGAACAATTTCTAGATGTTATATTTTAGAAAATGAAAGAGGAAAAGGAAAAGGTGAATTAATGGTTAAAGATTTTCATTCTTATTATAATAATACGAAAATAAGAATTAAATCTAAACCTGATGCATTAGGTTTCTGGAAAAAAATGGGATATCATATTATGGATAATCCAGATGATGGATTTTATGAGGGTTGGAATGAGAATAGCGCATGAAGCACCGTTAGATATAATCAAAAGAGTTAGTGTAAGCACTGATTATGATTATGCATTAGTTCATTTGTTTGATGAAATACCTCAATATTATAATCATTTTGTTGATTGCATTAAGAAAGGTAGATACGTTATATTAGATAATTCTATTTTTGAATTAGGAACTGCCTTTGATAGTGAGGAATTTGCTGCATGGGTGAGAGCTCTTAAACCAAGTGCTTATATAGTACCTGACGTGTTAGAAGATATGAATGGTACTATTAATAACTTTGATAACTGGCTTAATACTTATCAAGATGTTAAAGGATTAAAAATAGGTGTTGTTCAAGGTAAAACCTGGAAAGATATAGTTGAATGTTATAACTATATGAATAAAAACGCAGATATTATTGCTATATCATTTGATTATAGTTATTATGAAGAATTATTTCCTGATGAAAAAAACAAATATGTATCATGGATGAAAGGTAGACGTAAGTTGTTACATGATATGTTAGAAGAAAAAATAATCAATACTAATAAGCCACATCATCTATTAGGTGCTGGTTTACCCCAGGAGTTTGTAGCATATAAAGAGTATGATTGGATTGACACTATTGATACTTCTAACCCTGTGGTGCATGGTATGAAGGGGATAAAGTACGCTGAGCTAGAAGATGGGGTCTTTGGACTTGAGGATAAAGAATCTGTTAAATTGTATACTTTAATGCAAGAACCAGTGGAAAACCTACAAGATATATTCTATAATATGCTTAAGTTCAGACAAAACATAATCAATATATGACAGCATTTGTATTACCAAACACCGGTGGTGAAGAAGGCTTTGAAGTTGTTACTTTTTATAAAGATAAAAGTTCTAGAGACTTAATGTATAAAAAATTAAAAGGAAATTGTAAAAAAATAGCTATAGCTGATGATGATGAAAAAAAATTATATCAGTTAGCTTGGACTGAAATATGAGAATAGGAATTACAGGAGCGCAATCAGTAGGTAAAACTACTTTATTAAATGCTTTACGTTCTGAAAAATTATTCAAAGATTATACAATATGTGATGAAATAACCCGTGAAGTAAAAGAAATGGGTTTTGATATCAATGAGAAAGGATCAGATCTTACTCAGCTGATTATTATGCAAAGGCATATTGTAAATATTTTTATGTATGATAAAATGTTAACTGATCGAACTGCTTTAGATGGATTAGTTTATACAACATATTTACATATGCATAAAAAAGTTACTACTAAAACTCTTGATTCTGCAAAAGCGATGTATGACAAAATGATAACTTGTTATGATCATCTCTTTTATATTAGACCAGAGTTTCCTATAGTAGCAGATGGGGTACGATCTATTAACCCAGAATTTAGGTCTGAAATATCAGAACTTTTTGAAGGTTATATAAGTGAAATGCCTAGAGAAATAACCATATTATCTGGCTCTGTAAGAGAAAGATTAGAACAAATATTTAAAATAGTAAAATGAATGAATTAGATAAAATTGCAAGTAAGCATTTAGGTAAAGCTGGAGATGGTACGGTTGTTAAACCTTATGTAACTCCTGATAAAGCTGATAAGTCATTATTGGTAGCTGTACCTAGAGTGTTAAATAGAACTGAATATAATATAGAAGAAGATAACTTACCTTTTGTAGGTTTTGATGCCTGGAATTGTTATGAAGTATCTTTTTTATTGAATAATGGATTTCCAGTAAGCGGAGTTGTAAAGGTGGTATATCCTTCTGATAGTGAGAGTATAGTTGAATCTAAATCGATTAAATTATATCTCAATTCGTTTAATATGCATAAGATTGCTGATACTATTACAAGTGGTATTAAAGCTGTTGAAAGAACAGTAAAGAAAGATCTATCTGCTTTATTAGATACAGATGTTGATGTTACGTTTCATTATGATGAAGAAAATGAACTACCAGAAGCTCCAGTTAAAGGACATTTTGTTAGATTAGAATCATTAGTGGATGTAGAAGATATTGAATTCAATAACTATGAAGAAGATCCAGAAATACTAGAGCATGCTCCTATGTTAGGTTTTATGCCATTTCAAGTTAAATCTAGTTCATTAAGATCTAATTGTAGAATTACTAATCAGCCTGATTGGGGTGATGTATTTATCCATATATCAGGGGAAGATTGTGTTACACCAGAGTCTCTTATGAGATATATTATTAGTATGAGAAAAGAGAATCATTTTCATGAAGAGATTTGTGAATGTATATTTAAACGTTTAAAAGATGTGCTTGAAGATGATACTGAAATATTAGTAGCATGCTTATATACTAGACGTGGTGGTATTGATATTAACCCGGTAAGAGCTACCTCTAGTGATCTAATTAATAAATTAGTACCAGCATTAGTTGATAGTGATATACCGCATAGAAAAACAGCGAGGCAGTAATGGAATTTTTACACGAATATATGGATAGTCCTGAAGGGATTAAAAAAGCAAAAGTTTTTATAAACGAACAAGGTCAATATGGTTGCTCATTTTACTTAAATGGTAATTTAGTAGCAGAAGAAATATATGAAGGTAAAAGTGAAAGATGGGCTGAAGATGCAGCTGAAAATTATGCATTAGGAGTAAAAGTATTATAATGAATTTACAAACAGCATTAGATAGATTACCTGATACTAGAAAAGAAGTATTAGCTGTATTAAGTGGGGGATTGGATTCGTCCGTGATGACGATGCTCTTATGTGAGAGATATGGTTCCGATAAAGTTACTACTGTTAGTTATGATTACGGTCAAAAGCAAAGAGTTGAATTAGAGAAAGCGTTTGAGCTTTCTAATAAGTTAAGAGTGAGACATCATAGATTACTTAACTTAGAAATTCTAGGAGATATTGCTAGACCGTTATCGGCTAATATAGGTGGTACAAGCGTGGCTATGCCTAACATAAGAGACGTACTAGGCGACCCGCAGCCACCTACCTATGTGCCTTTTAGAAATTTAAT